TTTAATAGAAACAATAACTAACTTCATACAATCTCCTATAACTTACGTTTTAACAAAGATAACTTAGCCAAAGCGACCTTTTCCTTTACAGCCAAACGCTCTAAAGTGTTATCTTCAGAACGAGAACGACCATCAAGTTCTCTCTTATATTGTATACCATCAAACTCTTCAGGAAACAACTCTTTAAATTTATTATCATAAAAACGTGGTGGACGGCACTTCTTGCCACGCACCACAACCGAATCTGACGTATAAACGTCATCCATGTACTTATCAAACCAAGCCTGACCAATACCAGGCTTTAGAGACATCTTATTAAATTCTGGTTCTCGCTTAATAAGCTCACCAGTCTGTAAATCACAATATTCATAATGCTGCTCAGGATCAACCCACTTACCATCTTCAGTTAAACGGGGTTTACCATTAACTTTCTTCATGATATATCGAGCAACATAAGCAGCAGATTCAAAATTGACATCACCAACAGAACTATAACCATACGGCCAAAGTTCTTCAAGTATCTTTGACGTATATAAGATAGACCCAGTCTCCGTTCTTTTGAAAAACTTCTTATCTTCAAAATCAAGCCCAAAGATACAAGCATGGAAATGAGGACGATCACGTAATTCACCATATTCTCCTGCCATATAAAATCTAATAGGGTTAAGTAGTATACGCTTACCCTTATCATCAAAACCATATTCATTACGATAATCGTAATGTCTACGTAACCTTTTCATAAATAATTGAAAATGGTCGTAATTCAACGACAAATCCTTAGCTTCCCGAATATACTCGGGAGCATAAGTAAGAGTAATAAAACAATTACTCGTATGCATTTGTGCCTCATGCATACAACGAACCGCCCACTGACGTGAGCGTTCAAGGCGACAACCAACACACTGACCACAAGGCAATGATAAAGTCCTGATTACATCGTAACCAGGTATTTCCCGCCAAATAATAGACCTGTCAGCGCATTGATAAGCCGTTAAAGGCTTATAACAAGCCATAACTATTAAAGTCTAAAACCACCACGTTGTGGTGAAGAACGCATATTAATGCTCTTTGTCTTGCTTACGCCACGACGAAATTTCTTCGCTGCGCCATGCTTGCTCATTGGTTTTCTATAAAGGCTCATAACATTGCACTCCGTAGTTAAAAAAGTGGTTTTTGTGTCACCTAGCACAGTTACATCAAGTAAAGTAACTGTGCTGCCATCCGCTTACGCGTCTGGCTTAGGTGTTTCTACTGCAGAAACAATAGGTTGAGCCACAGGCTCACCATCAATAAGACCTAATTCAATGGCCTCATCTTTATTCGCCTCATTCTCTAAAAAATTAAGCAAAGCATTAGGGTCATGGTCAAACTTAGCTCTAAGTTTGGCTGGTAACGCCATAAAAGCCTCATCAGCTGCTTTAATTTTATTCAATGCGGTGTGATAGTCACTTACACCGCTAAAATCGCCGTATGACGGCTCTATGGCTTTTACTGGTAATTGACCAGTAACGCCAAAACGCTCAACTATAATGTTAATGTCACATTCATCCTTCATGTGTTGTTGAGCTAAACTCGGGTCTTGACAAACAAGACCAGTCTCTTGTGATACAAGAGCCATATCATAATTGTACGGATTACGTACAAATGGTAATTTATCTTTGCTCATTTACGTCTGCCCTCCAATGACCAAGGAAAAGACTTATTCTTTTCCAAAAATCTATTAAAAATCTTCTTAGCACCTTCTTTAAGATCACGATACCAATAAGGATCGCTTGAAGGTGTACGTAAAGCAGCGTTGTTAGCTGCATCAATATCGGTTTTTATTGTAGATGCAGAATTTGCATTAATTCTACTACCAGATTCAGCTTGCTCATAATAAAAACGAGCAGGCTCTTGCAACACCCTCTGAGCTGCTAACTTAGCCTCCTCAGCAACTTTCTTAGCAGTTTGAATATTAAGTTGCTCCTGAGATCTAGCAGCATCAGTCTGAGCCTTTAAGAATGAAGGTTGGCTACCTTTAGCAGCACCTTCAACAGCAGCTGCACCAACATTCTCTGCTTTATAAGAAGAACCTTGAGGTGCAGATGCACCACCTTGTGAATATGCCAACATAGGCGAAAGACCAGCTGCGTTTAAATCCGCAACTGCCCTCTGATAAGCCGTATTGGACATTTCACGCTGAAAATCAATCTGAGCTTGTGTGGATGCGGCAGATTCTTTGTTAGCAGAACTTGCACCCAGCAAACCACCTAATGCACCTAACGCAGCACCAGCAAATCCATTAAATAAACCCATACTAACGCCCTTCGGTTGTTTCCTCGAGAGTCTTTCGACTCTCCGAGGTTAATTACATTAAAAATGGTCAATTAAACCAGGAACACTATACATTGGCATTGGACGAGCCATCTTACAATCAAAAAACGCGTCCATTAAAAACTGCTGTCCGTTAGCACTTGCACCAACCGCAGTTGTACGCTCAATAGGAGGAGTCTCCTGAATAAACGTATTGTTCAACGTTGGCAGAGAAGTAAACTTCTGAGCATAATGCCACGCATCAATAGTGCCAGCACTGGTTGACTTAAACAAACCTGTAATCTGCGAAGGTTTGTAACGGTATTCAGCCCAACGCTCCTGATATCCAAATACATCATCATCAGTTGAAGTACCAGTAACATAAATTTCCTTGTTAAGAACAGCTTGCTCACCCAAATGAGCAAATACAGGGAAATAAAAATCATAACGAGTCTCACGACTCCACATCTTAGGTAAACCTTGCTGATATGTTAAATCAGCACGTACAGACACAAGACCTATGATATATCCATGTTCTTGAGCATGATACGTAAAACCGTGTCCACTAGCCAACGCAGTACCCATTGCAGCCAAGTTACCAAGCGGAGTAGCACCACCAGAAATAGAAGTAGCAGACGTTTGAGCAATAGGGTTAACATTAACATATGTTGAACCTCCACCAATATACTCTGGACGTTGTAAACGATAATCTTGTGGAGTAACACCAAAATGTGCACGTAACAATTCTGTATAACGTGTACCACCACGAGCGTCACGCTCTAACAAACGCTGAATTTGGAAAGACTGACGTAACTGATTAATAGTTGCTGACGTTGCAGCACTCAAATCAGCATACAAAGTAGAATCGGCACCAGCTTGGAATCGGGCATATTCACCATTGGTATAACCTGAACCCGTCCAACCTGTAGTATTAGAATACTCTAAATCATCAGAAACGCCTGATGTAGTACCTGTCAAACGAATTTGACCAGTACCCTTACCCAAAACAGGAGCAGTTGTGCCTAGAGGCAGAGTAACTGCATTTCCTTTTTGAGGCCAAGGTAAAGCACCTGTAAAATAATCTTTACGCTTACCACGACGTTTCATCGTGTAATCAGCGGGAGTATCCCCTGAATCCCCTTTATGTACAGTAACGGAATTTTGTAAATTCTCGTCTCTGAACCACTCGTTATAAATTAAATTATAAGCTCGTAAAGGTAACGCATTATGCGTAACCGTATTAGAACCACTAATTTGACCAGCAGTTGGCAAACCAAAATGGTCAAAAATAGAACCTACTGCATAACCACCTGCAGTAGAAGTAATCTGTGGAACAACATACGAAATAGAATCACCTGGATTCTGTTGCTCGCCCATAAACTTGACCCAATTGTTCCAAACTAATCTGTTTGGTACAAAGAAAAAGAAAGTGTCAAGATGCAAATTATCCATAACTGGAAATAATGGCGTAGCCAAACGAGCAAACAACGTAGCTTTAACGTTGTGCATATCACCAGGAAGAACTTCATCACAATAGATAGGGACTAAATAGCCACCATCAAAAGTAGTTTTATGCGCATATTGCGTATCAAAACTTGAACGCGGAATTTCCGCTTTAGGAATCATCGCAAATTGATGCGAACTTACTGACTTATTACGGTGCATATTTAATCTCCCGAAGTATTCCGTACCACTCTTACGAGTGATACGGTTTTTAAAAAAACTTACTCAGTATCACGAATCTTAACCTGCTTTCCTAAACAAATCTGCTTAGGAGAAGCCAACAAATCAAAGGCACCAGTATTGTCATCAAAAGTGCCCAAATAGTATAAATCAAAATCATCCGGATGAACATAAATTTGATTATCCTCTGAAGCGCGATTAACTTCATCGCTAAATTGTCGAATAGCTACCCCTTCGGTAGCAACATAAGCAGGTCTGCCAAACGCATCCGCTGCACGGTCTTTAATCGAAACAATAACTAACTTCATAAAATCTCCTATAACTTACGTTTTAACAAAGATAACTTAGCCAAAGCGACCTTTTCCTTTACAGCCAAACGCTCTAAAGTGTTATCTTCCGAGCGAGAACGACCATCAAGTTCTCTTTTATATTGTATACCATCAAACTCTTCAGGAAACAACTCTTTAAACTTATTATCATAAAAACGTGGTGGACGGCACTTCTTGCCACGCACCACAACCGAATCTGACGTATAAACGTCATCCATGTACTTATCAAACCAAGCCTGACCAATACCAGGCTTAAGAGACATCTTATTAAACTCAGGTTTTCGTTGAATAATCTCACCAGTATCTAAATCACAATACTGATAATGCGCTTCCGAATCAACCACTTCGTGGTTTTCATTAACGGTCTTCCCGTTAATTTTCTTCATAATATATCGCGCAACATAAGCAGCAGACTCAAAGTTAACATCACCAATAGAACAATAACCATACGTCCAAAGCTTTTCAAGTATCTTTGACGTATATAAGATAGACCCAGTCGACGTTCTTTGGAAAAACTTCTTATCTTCAAAATCAAGACCAAAGATACAAGCATGGAAATGAGGACGATCAAAAGTCTCACCATACTCTCCAGCCATATAAAATCGTATTGGATTAACAATATATCTCTCCTTATAAGGCTTACCATCTTTACGATACTTTATACGAGTATCGTAAATATTACGATATTCATAATGCTTACGAAGCTTTTTCATAAATTTCTGAAAATGATCGTAATGCAAAGACATATCTTTAGGACAATGCTCTGGAGCATATGTCAAAGTAATAAAACAATTACTAGTATGCATTTGTGCCTCATGCATACAACGAACGGCCCACTGACGTGACCGTTCAAGGCGACAACCAACACACTGACCACAAGGCAATGACAAAGTACGGACTACGTCCGCCCCTGGTATCTCCCGCCAAATAATAGACCTGTCAGCGCATTGATAAGCCGTTAAGGGCTTATAACACGCCATATATTACAGTCTAAAACCACCGCGTTGCGGTGAAGTACGCATATTAATTGCTTTTGTCTTGCTTACGCCACGACGAAATTTCTTCGCTGCGCCATGCTTGCTCATTGGTTTTCTATAAAGGCTCATAACATTGCACTCCGTAGTTAATAATGTGGTTTTGGTGTCACCTAGCACAGTTACATCAAGTAAAGTAACTGTGCTGCCATCCGCTTACGCGTCTGGCTTAGGTGTTTCTACTACAGAAACGATTGGTTGAGCCACGGGCTCACCATCAATAAGACCTAGCTCAATCGCTTCATTTCTATTCGCTTCATTCTCTAAAAAATTCAATAACGCGTTAGGATCATGGTCAAACTTAGCTCTAAGTTTGGCCGGTAACGCCATAAAAGCCTCGTCAGCGGCTTTAATTTTATTCAATGCGGTGTGATAGTCAGTCACTCCGCTAAAATCGCCGTATGACGGCTCTATGGCTCTTACTGGCAATTGTCCAGTAACGCCAAAACGCTCAACTATGACATTAATATCACATTCATCCTTCATGTGTTGTTGAGCTAAACTCGGGTCTTTGCAAACAAGACCAGTCTCTTGTGAAACAAGAGCCATATCATAGTTGTACGGATTACGTACAAAGGGTAATTTGTCTTTAGACATTATTCAACTCCAAATTTACCAAAAGGACCAAGACGAACACCAGGCGTGTTCTGCTTGACTAAACCACCATAAGCTGCAGCAGTACCTGCTTGAGATGCCCAAGCTGAACCTTTTTTCATAGCTTCAGGCATAAGATACTCTGTCGTGCGTGCATTAGCAATACTTGCTCTTGCATACGCACCTTTAGTTAAAGTATCTTGAATAACATTACGCAGCTTAGCTGGCATCATATTAGACAACTCAAACTGCTTAATAGCAGTATCGGCATCTTGATTAAGAGCCTGAGAACCTAACAAATTTCGTTGTTGATCTTGTAACTCAATTTGAGATAAAGCCTGCTCACGATTAATATTAATCTGTCGAGCAGTAGAACCGGCGGAAGCCGAAGATTCACCAATATTAGCTGCAGAACTTGCAGTAGCACCTGACGGTACTGCAGCACCACCTTGTGAATACGCCAACATAGGCGAAAGGCCTGCAGCCTTTAAATCCTCTACACGTCTTTGAAAAGACGTATTAGACATCTCAGTCTGATAATCACGCCCTATCTGGGCTTGATCAGCATTAAACTTCTGAGATTCCATAGCTCCAAGCGCAGCACCTGCAGCACTTAACCAAGGCTGCCCTGTGGCTGCACCTGCAATTGAAGCTATACCACCTAAACTGATACCCATACTAACGCCCTTCGGTTGTTTCCTCGAGAGTCTTTCGACTCTCCGAGGTTATAAAAACAAATTAGAAATGGTCGATCAAGCCAGGAACACTATACATTGGCATTGGACGAGCCATCTTACAATCAAAAAACGCGTCCATTAAAAACTGCTGACCGTTAGCACTTGCACCTACCGCAGTTGTACGCTCAATAGGAGGAGTCTCCTGAATAAACGTATTGTTCAACGTTGGCAAAGAAGTAAACTTCTGAGCATAATGCCACGCATCAATAGTGCCAGCACTGGTTGACTTAAACAAACCTGTAATCTGCGAAGGTTTGTAACGGTATTCAGCCCAACGCTCCTGGTATCCAAATACACCATTATCAGTTGAAGTACCAGTAACATAAATCTCTTTATTAAGAACTGCTTGCTCACCCAAATGAGCAAATACAGGGAAATAAAAATCATAACGAGTCTCACGACTCCACATCTTAGGTAAACCTTGCTGATATGTTAAATCAGCACGTACAGACACAAGACCTATGATATATCCATGTTCTTGAGCATGATACGTAAAACCATGTCCACTAGCCAACGCAGTACCCATTGCAGCCAAGTTACCAAGCGGAGTAGCACCACCAGAAATCGAAGTAGCAGAAGTCTGCGCAATTGGATTAACGTTGACATAAGTCGAACCTCCACCAATATATTCAGGACGTTGTAAACGATAATCTTGGGGTGTAACACCAAAATGAGCACGTAACAATTCTGTATAACGTGTACCACCACGAGCGTCACGCTCTAACAAACGTTGAATTTGGAAAGACTGACGTAATTGATTAATAGTAGCAGATGTAGCTTCAGACAAATCAGCAAATAATGCATTACCTAAAGTACCTGCTGTCGCAGACATGTTTACAGGTGTCCAACCAGCAGCACCACCATCAACTTTAAACTGCATAGGATTACCAGCAGAATTTAAAACAGAAACAGCACTACCATCTGCTGCTAAAGTCTTAAGAGGTGCACTTGTACCTAAAGGCAAAGTAACAGCATCACCCTTCTGAGGCCAAGGCAAAGCACCAGTAAAATAATCTTTACGTTTTCCACGACGTTTCATCGTGTAATCAGAGGGAGTATCCCCTGAATCCCCTTTATGAACAGTAACGGAATTTTGTAAATTCTCGTCTCTGAACCACTCGTTATAAATTAAATTATAAGCTCGTAACGGTAACGCATTATGCGTAACCGTATTTGAACCAGTAATTTGACCTGCAGTTGGCAGTCCAAAATGGTCAAAAATAGAACCTACTGCATAACCACCGGCAGTAGAAGTAATCTGAGGAACTACATAAGAAATAGAATCACCTGGGTTCGCTTGCTCACCCATAAACTTAACCCAATTGTTCCAAACAAGTCTGTTAGGAACAAAAAAGAAAAAAGTATCAAGATGTAAATTATCCATCACTGGAAACAATGGCGTAGCCAAACGGGCAAACAACGTAGCTTTAACGTTGTGCATGTCACCAGGAAGAACTTCATCACAATAGATAGGGACTAAATAGCCACCATCAAAAGTAGTTTTATGCGCATATTGCGTATCAAAACTTGAACGCGGAATTTCCGCTTTAGGAATCATCGCAAATTGAT